AACTGGGTGAGTTCAACATCAACCGTAAATTGGGATGATCCCGGAGTGTATTCAGGATCTTCGTCTGGTATTAGTGTGACTACCCAACACTTTGACAAGGGTAATGAAAATATTAATATGGATGTTACTAATGAGGTTAATAGTTTAATCACAGGTGGAACAACTAATTATGGTTATGGTTTGTCGTTTGATAGTAGTTTGGAGTTATTAGTAAAAGATCAAGCACAATATGTGGGGTTTTTTACTAAACAGACTCAAACATATTATGAACCTTTTGTTGAGTCTGTTTATGACAATCCAATTAGAGATGATAGAAATAAATTCTATAAGGGAAAAACAAATAAATTATACCTTTATACCAATGTAGGTGGTCAACCTACCAATCTAGATAATAACCCATCGGTTACTATTAAGGATGGTGACGATGTTATATATACCGCAATTACAACTGGACAAACAACACACGTAACTAAGGGTGTTTATAGTGTAGAATTTTCTATACCAACATCATCGGATGATTGTGTATTATATACCGATACTTGGGGTAACTTATCTGTTAATGGAAAGTCGATATCTGATGTTGAGTTAACTTTTGAAGTTAAGGATGATGAAGATTATTTCGATATTGGAACTAATGATATGACACCAATAGATTACTATCTTAATGTAAGTGGAATTAAGAGGGAAGAGAGAATTAAAAGGGGTGACAAAAGGAAAGTATTGGTTTCAGCAAGAACACCTTTTACAATCAACGAAACTGACGTTATCGATGGTTTAGAGTATCGACTTTATGTTAGAGAAGGGAATACTGAGGTAAATGTTATAGAATGGCAAGATGTTAACAGAACATTCAATAGCAACTTCTTTATATTGGATACATCTTGGATGATACCTAACGTATATTATATAGACATTAAATTAACCTCTAATCTTGAAGTTAAGACATATAGTAATACTATGAAATTTCAGATTGTTAATCAGATTGAACTACATTAATCAGATTCTGGGGTTTGTGGGGGAGCAGGGAATTTAAAATCTTCTATTATAGTACGTATCTGTACTTTAATTAAGTCATCAAGCCACACAAACATTTCTGTTTGACTAACTTCTTTAGGTAGATCAAAAATTGCCTCATCAACAATAACCCCACTAGTTACATCATCGCCTCTACCTACTTCATACGTTAACCTTAACGTTGGCGCTTGTTCTGACCTTAATTTTAAGTCGAATTTACACCTAACCAGCACAATATGATTATCAATATAATTCCTTTCTTCTCTAGGTAATTCCCAATACGCTTCTCTATTAATTGGTGAATATAAATTAAAACCATCATAACTATCCCAAAAATGTAAGTCATGCACACTAACTTTGTTATCCACATTAATATCCCATTGTTCACCAATTGTATCACCATCAATTAATTTAGATTTATAAGTACGCATAAATCTCTCAAAATATGATTCAAACACTTCTTTTACGGTAAAAGACGTTTCAATATGATTATCCGCAAATAATTTTTCACCATATTCTACAAAAATTTTTGACATTTTAAACGCTACATTATATGGTAATAACCATTTTTCATCTAATTCCGTTAATATATCATAATGACTTAACCTCCACCACCTAAAACTTGGATCATTAGGTTTATAATATTTCTTATATAGTGATTTTAAAATCTTTTTTTCTTTATTAGAAAAATTAGAAATGTCATCAATTAATAACCCCTCAATAATTAATGATTCTTTTATAACATGTTTTTTCTTGTATATCATAACTTATTTAACTATATTCTGTTTCACCTTTATCTGTATCTATTTCACCTTCAGGTACCCATTCAGAAGCTGCAAAACCATCAACCTCTACATCACCCATTATCTCATCATGATGTATCCCATAAGAAATTTTATCCTCTGCATCATTATGATTTCTAGCATAAACCCAAATTTCACTTTCTTCAGCAACTGCGTAAGTCTTACTAGTAACATTAACATTACCTTTCCAAATAAATTCACCAAAAAACATTAAATCTTCACCCAAAAAATCCCTATAATTCCCTTGTTCATTATATCTAATAAAAAAGTTATATGATAAAACTAAACTAGTTTCTTTATCAAACGCAAGTTTCTTTCCTATTTCTCTGGCAAATTTTGGTATTATATGTTGATAACTTTCAATATCAACATCAATTCCAAACTTTTGTTTTATGGGTGTGTTTTTATGACACCATTCAAAAATCTTAACAATGTTTTCGTTTACCTTATCACCAATACTTATATCCACATCATCAGGAAATGATTCCTTAATCAATCTTTTATATTGTGTTTCATTAATAACAATTTTCATAACACTTATAAATATCAATGAAACATGAAAGCATAAAAAAAAGGGTAGAAAAAATCTACCCTTTTAATTTTATGTTAAAGATATATTATCTCAACTCTGCCGTATCAAACGTTTGAACCCCATCCACTCGGATATTTCCGTAGAAGCGATTATTTACCATTTTCTTAGCATAACGTGTCATAATCCCCTTCGTTGGTGCGAAGTTAAATGGATTTTGTAACGTTGGTGTTAATTGTAATGGTACGTATGGTGCGTAGATATAACCAGTGTCTAATAAAGACTTACCTTTATGTCCTACTAAGATTGAGTTAGCTGGTGCATAAGGATCTCTGTATACTGTGTATCTTCCTCCTAATGAACCAATTTTCTCAATACCCATATTGTATTGATCTTGCTCTGGATTAGCGTTACTTACGTGGAAGTACTCTAAATCATCGAAGATTGCTGATACCTCAGAAGATACAACGATAAAATTAGCACCACCTTTAAGTGTAGCTTTATGTATTTGAGCTGATAATTGATTTACTCTCGTAATCAATGTTTGATTCCACTCTTTTTGTGTGTAAGCGTTAAAGCCTCCACCTGAGTTAGCTCTTTTCCATCCGTTGTAATCCCATCTTAAAGACCAAGCTCCACCTTTTCTAAGGTCTCTTAAAATCTCTCTATCGATTTCAGCTGCAACTTGCTCAGAAAGCAATGCTGTTAATTCAGCTTCTGCATCGATGTTATGGAATGCACTAACGTCTTGTGCTAATTCTGGTGACCAAGTAGCTCTTAACTTTCTTTCAGTTACAGAAACTACAACCTCATCAAGTTCGAAAGATACTTCTCCCATTTCAGTTGCATATTCCATATCTTCGTATTGTAACCAAGATGCAGTAAATGTATTACCTGAAGATGTACTAGACGTAGATGTGAATCCTGATTCAGCACCAGTATAACCATCAATTCTACCAGAAGAACAATCAACACACGCTGGGTGAGTTAAATCAACCTCTACTAATAGACAACCATCAGGAGTACAAATGTTACCGTAATCAACAATACCTTTTCCGTATTTTTGAGCTACTAATCTAATTGGTAATTCAGCACCTGTTACAGCGATTACATTACCATCGTTATCAACGATTTCTCCGTTAGTAATAACTTTTAAAGAAGCTAAGAAAGATTCTGTATCCATTTCATTACCAAATGAATCATTTAATCTACCTGCACTAGAATCAGTGAATCCTTTTATTGCTAATTTAATTGCTCTTACTGAATCATCAGCAGATAACACTTTTTGTGCATTAGCTGCGTAATTAGAAGCACAAGTTAAACCTGATACCATTGTGGTACCTGTATCTGCAATTGTGTTAGCTTCTACCCCTGTTGAAGTTAATATAGTTGATGCTCCTTTTGACTTATCAAATAAACCATCGTTATAATATAAATCATAAAGAGATTTGTCTTCATAAGTTGCTACTTCCATAGTATTACCTGCTGGTAATGAACCATTTTGTGTAATATTCTTACCACCTAAACTTACCGCTGTTTCTGATACCTTTGGTACGAAGTAGAATAATTTACCAATTGGCATATTCATTGCTTGTACTGATACGATATCATTAGCTAATAATTTAGAGAATACTCTTCTAACGATTGGAAATACAACAGTCTCGAAAGATCCTGATGAACCAGCGTCAGATGATTCAGTTAATAATGAAGACGCTTGGTTTTCATATAACTGTGCTACGTTTTCTTTGATGTGACCTTTAAGTCCTTCTAAGAATCCTAAACTATCCCATTTTGACATAGTTTTTGTTCTGATTTGTTTTAGGTGTTCTAGTCCGATATTTCCGACTTCACCTGAATGTATTAAACTCATTTTTTTTTGTGTTTATTTTTTTTATTATTTCATCCTTTTCATCAAGTCCTTAATTTTTGAAACACTTGGATCTACATAAGCAGATGATTCATTAAGGTTTGATTTCGAGGAATCAATTGTTTTATTTACTTTTTTATCGATAGATTCATTAATTGGTGTTTTACTACCTAATTCACCTTCGATACTTTTATATAGAGTTTTTGATTCCTTAACAGTTTCAACGTTGTCGAATCTGCCTAAGATTTTCATCTTCTCTTTTTTAGTAGTAGAATGTTCAGTAAATAATTTAGTTACGTGAGCTAAATTTTGATTGAACAATGCCACTTCATTTATTTTTGTTTTGAAAACTTTAAGAGCTTCTTTATATTCAGTATTTCTACCTTTTAATATTTTATACTCTTTAAGCAACTTTTGGTAAGACACTTTATTTACCGTATTCTCAGTAACTTTTCTTTTAGTAGTAACTTTTCTATTTCTAGATTCTCTTACTAAAGGTTTTCTACTTTTTCTAGATTCAGAAGTTTGTCTATTTCTATGTCCACCTTTTCTTTGTCGACCTTTAGATCTAGCTAATGTATGATCTTCACCCATTAGTTCTTCATCTTCACCCATAGAAGCTTCTAACTCATCTGCCATATCGGCATCTAATTCAACTTCATACATAACTTCATCTAAATTACCTTCTTCCATTTCGTACATGCCATCACTGCCACATCCTTCACAAATTTCATCTTCTTCAGATTCTTTTATATAATACTCAGCACCTGTCTGATTATCTTTAAGTGAAATTCCACCTTCGTCTTTTACAACTTCGATTTCATCATCATCACCCATACTTTTGAATACTTTAAGAACTTCTTCGTCTCCAGACATAGTAAGATCCATTTCGTCTCCACCACCTAAGTCGTCAAGCCCTTCTAAATCTCCCATCATTCCTTCCTCGTCACCAAGTTCCATAGATAATTCCGATTCATCATCTCCCAAATCCATTTCCATACCACCTTCATCGTCACTAAGGTCTAAATCTAGTTCGATATCCATCTCACCATCTTCATCACCTAACTCCATTTCTGGTGTTTCCATTTCATCTTCCATTTCTGAATCTTCCCCTGTTCCTAATTCAACAGGTAAGTCGTCTTCCATTTCATCATCTAGACCCTCTAACTCATCGTTTTCAATCTCTTCATCTTGTTCAGAAAGAGATTCTCTAACAACGCTATTAATTTCTTCCCTCATAGTCGAAGCAAGTATTTCTTTTGTGTTGGCTTTTAAGGCATCTTCTAATGACTTTGCTTCTAACAAAGCCTCTTCGATGATTGATTTTTTTTCTTTAGCCATCTTTAAATTAATTTGTTTATTAAATATTATTTAATTATTATTACCCACAATGCGGGTTTATTTCTTAATAAATATATTGTGCTTTAGAAAAAACACTTATTAAGTGAATATTTTTTATTCTAAAAGGAAATTATCAATAGAATTTATAAGTAAATTCTTATCCTTCTTATCGGTAGATTCACTCATTTGTTGCTCTACTGATGGTTTCTCATCATATATCCATGAACCAGGTGTTGATGGTGAGGTAACAATATCCCAACAGATTATTTCAAAATCCTCTTGAACTACGTTTCTACCATTTTCTTTTGCTAATGATCCGACACCCCTTGAGGATACTCCAATCTTAATTCCCTTTCTTAAATAATTTGCGATTCTGTCACCCTCACACGATATGATACCTTGATTGATAAATCCTGGTGACATTATGATTTCTAATTTACCCATTAGAACATTACCTTCCCACCATAGATCAACTACGTTGTGAGATATTCTACTAACGGCAACGATAGAACTTTCTGGGTGATCTGCTTCACCTAGAGCTCTATTGTCTTTAATAAGTTTTAAATAATTTTCTGCTTCCCTTTTTAGGATAGCTTCGGGATAGATTCTCCCGTTTCTGTTTTCAACATCATATTTTTGCATTACAGCATAAACATATAATGGTTCTTCTATGATAGGTTCACCCTTTGCAATTTTATTAACTTCGTTTACAAAATGTTTATTGTTGTTTGGTGATATATATCCAGCATCGTATTCAACTAAAATACCTTTTTTGCCTGTTTGTCCGTTTTTTAATATTTCCATCGTATTGGTATATGTTTCTTAATAAATATACCAATACGATGAAAAATATTATTTTTTGGTTTTATAAAACCTGAAATGATTGTTTTCCTCAAAACAATCTTGTATGATGTTATTAGTTAGATTATTTGATAGCTCCATCATCGATGTGTCATTCACCGATACCCTTTCTTTTTGGAACAATGTGATTTCACAAGACATAAAACTTCTTTTAGTGTGATTAATACCTGATGACCTCATATCTAAGTCTACAATATATCTTTCTTTTTCAAAGTTATTAAACCCTATTTGTGAATATAATTTCTGTTTTATTTTTTTTCTAAGATTACTAATTATGTTGTCGTAATTATCTTCTTGCGTAAGTGGTTTCCCCCATGCTGAAACATTTAGATATATTGTCTTTGGACTTTTATTATCTATTGTCCCTAATTTTACCTTATAATTGTCCTTTGACTTTAAAGTAATTTCTTTTCCTCTTTTCATTCATAATGATTATGGTTTTTGTTATTATAAAACTAATATAATCATTATAACCCCCTCAGTCAAATTAGAACATAAAAAAACCCACAACTAAGTGGGTTTAAATATTGTTAATCTTTTTCAGATTCATTCTTTTCAGACTTTATATTCTTTAATTGTTGTATATGGTTTTGATAAACATCAATAATGTCATCTAACCTATCTTCATCACCACTATAATTGGCTTCAATCCTTTTTAAGTTATTTGAATACCCCAACCTAAACTGGTATGTATCTTCTTTAAGTATTGTTTTCTTTACAATTCTTTTAATATCGTTCTCGTTTAATCTAATTACTTTCTTTTTCATTGTAATTTATTTAATGTATCCCTAAGTTTATTAATTAATTCTGTTTTATCTTTATGTGTCACAATTTTATCTTCATACTCTTGGTCTGGTCCGTAATGTTTAGGTATTGCCGAATACACCTCACCATCAACAATGTGTGCACCTGTAAACCCATCACGATGTTGATTAAGTTCCCTATAATATAAGTCGGCTGATATTACGACACTTTGACCTTCTCTAGCCATTCTTAGAGCTCTATCCATATCATCCCTTATAACCTCCTCCTTGATAATTTTTTTGACAAGGTTTTCTATATCGTTTTCGTTTAATCTTACTATCTTTTTCATATTACACAGTTTCTATTGATTGTTTTAATTGATAAACTCTACTGATGTCAGTATTGTATGTTTCTTTATTGAACCCCATCCTTAACAATTTGTCTTTTGCACCTAACAGTTTCTCCTTAACATCAACATCACTCTCACTCAACCGACCATCAATACTATCAATACATTCTCTTACTATACCCATATAGACTGTTTTTTTATCTTCTTCTGAACCATTTAGAATTGATTTAAGGATATTCTTTTCACCCTCTGAAATATCTTCATATTTACTATTAAATTTATTCACAACCATTTTAGTTAATACAGATGGTGGTAGATCAACTTTATCATATTCATTACTTTCATCTAATCTTTCTGTTGTCATATGATCCCTTAATGAATTAATTGACTCCTGAATTGTATCTAATGTCTTAGATGTTTTTTTAGTAAATATTACTTTTGAGATATTTTCATGTAATTCTTTATTTTCATAATCTTTACCTCCTTTGAAGGATATTATGGATGCTAATTTTTTATTCGCTTCTGTAATTTGTTTTTTTGTATATTTTGATAAGAGACTTATATTCTCTTTAATGTAATCTTTAGCGTCCCCGCTATTATCAAAATGTTTATTTTCTATATTATCAAATATGTGGTATTGTGTACTTAATATCACATTCTCTTTTAACATATTAATAAATTTACCAAAAGTTTTCTTCCCTTTAATATCTTTTCTGATAATTGATTCCGTTAATATATCACTAAATCTATTTTTTATTTCACCAAAGTTTTTCATATTCTTTTTCTTAATAAATATATTGTTTAATATAAAAAAATTAATCTTTTGTTAATTCATCTACTTTATCAGACATTCTAGATAATTCATCAGCAAGTGAATCGTTAGTTTTACTTATATTTTCTATACTACCACTAATTACTCCTTTACGATCAAGACTCTCCATTAACCTATTAGTATAGATATTTTTATACTTGTTTGTTTTTTCTTGTAAAACTCTTTTCTTAACTTCATTCTCCACAATTAAGTCACCTTTCTTTTCTACACTTTCCATAGGTATTTCTGCTGGTTCTACTGCTGGCTCAGTGGTATCACCTAAAGCATCATCAGTAGCACCTAAAGCATCATCAGTAGCACCTAAATCATCACCACCACCGAATCCACCACCGAAGCTTCCACCACCACCGAATCCTGCGTCTTCTTCACCACCTGCGGGTGATTCTTCTGATGTTTCACCTGGTTTAACACCGAATTCTCCATATAAACTATCCACCCTATCGAATATACCTGTTTTCTTAATTATATTTGCGGTTTGTTCCATTTCAGCTGCCGCTGCTTTCTCCATTCTTTGTTGTTCTAAATCTAACCTAATTTCTTCTTCTGACATACCTAAAATATCTTTTTTAGCTCTTGTCATAGACATAGCACCAAAACCATTTCCTGCATCCGCAACAGAGTCTCTATATACTTGTACTTTTTGTTGTAGTTGCTCAGTTCTTAACATATCAGCTTGTGTAGATGGGTTATTAAGTGATAATGTGAAATTTTCTAACTCATCTTCTAAACCTAAAATATATAAATGAATAATAGCAATCTTGTTCAACTCCTGAATCATTGCTTGTTGGATACGACCAACAGTTCTAGTAAACCTAATATCTTGTAACGCTAAATTTTTACCATCACCATTTGTTTCTTCATACCCTAAAAATGGTTTAGGAACTCTAAGAGCAGTAAACAATTTCTTTTGTAAGAATTCAATATCTGCAATCTCAGATAGGTTAGTCGCACCTGGAAGTGTCTCTATCGGACTAGGAGAACTTGGATCCCTAACAGGTACAAAGTAATCTTGATCCTGAGCCATTTGATTATACTTAGTGTCAATCTGTCCGGTGTTCTGATCAATTACTGGACTTCTTTTAAAGTTGTTTGCAATTTTTTGAACATACGATGGTACATCGGATTCATCAATATCACCCACATAGATTTTAAATATTCTTCTTTCTGGTGCTCTCGTTACTCTATATATTAACATTGCATCTTCCGAAAGTAATAATTGCTTCCAAATTCTTCTTGCTTTCTCTAACATAGAAGTACCATAAGGTATTCTTCTATCATCACCTAACAATCTAAAATGAGCAATTTGCCAAGCGTTAAACTCAGTATCTTTATTTTTCCAATAGAATGTAACTCTACCATCATCTTTATCAGTACTATTACCACTAATATTACCACTATTATGTGTCTTAGCAAGGAAGTCACCTTCCCTCCTTTCAATTTCAATATTCGGTAATTGTTTTACATCTCTAACACCTTCATTTGGATCAACATCTAAAAATAAGAAATCATCACCATATTTACATGTATTACGTGTCCACATAGGTAAGTTGGTGTGAACATCTAACTTATTAAAGAATAAATCTTGTAATATTCTCCTTACCCTTTTACTTTCAGAAAAAATGTTAAGTATTCTACCTTCACCATTTTGAGTGGTAGACTCTTCCATCATAATATCTAAAGCCGCTGCGATTTCAGGGAAAAACTCCATACCCTCAAAATCTGAATAAGATGCAATTCTTGTTGTTTCGTAAAATACTGACTGCTGATATATCTCATTATCAACCTTATGCCACATATTACCGAGGTATTTAGCTTGTTGTGCTTCTAATTTTGCTAATTCATATTCTTCTTTGGATTTTGTTTTTAAAATTTGATCATCCCCTAATGAATATCTGGATTTAGCGTCCTCTTTTTTCTTCTCAGGACCGAATAACCCCTCTAACCTTTGAAATATTGTGTATTTTTCTGCCATATCTTTTTTTAAAATAGTTTTATCTATACTATGATAATAAATATCATCAAAAACTAAATGTTACTTTAGTACCCGAATAACCAATTATATTCACCATTATCATTATTCGCCCCATTCTTACCAGTTTGTGGTGGATTATAAGTAGGTGTATTTGAATAAAATGGGCTAGAATGGGATTTATTATTTACACTTTCAACATTATCGGAAGAAGTGTTAACCCAACTGTCTAACATCGCCTTAGCTTGTTTCGTTGCTTTTTCTAATTTCTTAAATGATGTCTGAACAACGAATATAGGCATTGCATAAGCCATAATAATATCATCATGATAACCATCCATGTGATCGGGTCTTCCACCCCTATAAACAAATGTTCTTAGTTCAGAAATCATTCTTTTCGATCGAATAATAGTTTTATTCTCCCTAACATGTTCTTCTAATTCAGATATCATTTGGAGTCTAGTATTACCGACATTAAAACCAGGAACTTTATCACCTTGTTTATACCTTGATTTAGCATATTTATCTGAAAGTTTTCTACTTTTAGGATCATCATGATGAAGGTGTTTATATTCCATCTCTAATAGTTTCATTACCGTTGAAACGCCCATACCACCAGTAATATCCACTACAGTATAGGCATTATAAAGGTTACCATATTTATAAACCATCTCAGCTAATAAATCTGGTGCAATCTTAGCCTGAAATTCAGCAACTTGTTCTAAACCCTCAAAATCCAATATCACCATCGTTGAGCTATCTTCTCCATCTCCTCTAGATACATCGACACCCATTATATATTTATGACCCTCTTCTGGATCTTTCCATACCCACATAGACTTTTCTAGTTCAGCCATATATTGAGGGTCTTCGACATTAGTTTCTTCATGAAATGTAACATATTCATCAGTGATGACATTACCACCTGATCCGATAAATGACACATCAAGTTCTTGTGATATCTTTTTAGGGTCACCCATATCTAATGACATATCATCATACCATTCAGAGTAAGGTTTCCATCCCTCTTTTACCATTATTTCATAATCTTCAATAGTTGATTCGGTAGTCTCGTAAGTTTTACCCTCATATTCCCACCTTAATTTAGTTCTACCAATAGTTTCACACGATAATACTTCATTTTCACCCCTTTCCCATCTTAGATGTCTATTGTACCTAATATCTTGATACCATTTCATCTCAACGATATTAAAGTTACTATTAGGGTTATTTTTTGCTTCATCATATATTTTATAATAAAGTGGATCCATTCCGTTTGGTGTGGAGATTAAAGATATTTTACCACCAGTCCCTAATGAGGCTAAAGCCGCCCCAAATACTTCTGACCCATTATCAATAAACGCTGCTTCATCCATAATTAAGAATGTTGGGGTAAAACCCCTTAATGCATCCTTAGATGTTGCTAGCGCCCTAATTTCGCAATTGGTTGATTTAATTTTTAAATGCCCTTTTGAATCTGTTTCTAAATAACTTTCACCTTCTTCTAACCCCCACACCCAATTAGGTATTTGATCTAAAAAGTCTTTAACCTTCTTTAAGAATTCTTGCGCTAATGTTTGCTTATTGGCTAGTATTAATATTTTATGTGGGTTAGATGGATCACCAAACGCGCATTTAGCACCAATATAAGCCGCTGTTGTTGTGGATACACCAGCTTGACGAGGTTTTGTTACGATATTCCGATTGTACTTTTCGTAAGATTTAATTATTTGTTTTTGTTTATAAAACAACTTAAACGGCACCATACCCTTTTGAGTTAAATCAAAAGTTTTAAAAAACGTTTCTATTGCATATATCGGATCCCCTAAACTACGTGCAAATAACTGTAACTGTTCAGTCTTATTCATATAATCTTTTTATATAAATATCAGAAATGGGGTAAATGTTAAAATCCTACTAAATTACCTTGTTCAAAAGATTCAGCGTTTGGCCCTAATGTATAAATTGTATCTCTACCATCTCTATGTGATTGTACAATACCTGCAGCTATCATTGCTGACCACAATCTACTATTCCACCCTCTTCTTTTAGGATCCTCACCAACAGATGATTGCCAACCGGACCTAGTTTTCTTTGACCCATTCTTAATATAATCAATTATACTTTGTACTTGACCACCACCTTTTTGGAATGTCCACTCATAAGATTTAGGTATTACTGTATAACCTTCTATTTCTCCTCTTTCCTTAACTAAGTTAGTAAAATAAGTTATTATATTATAATTTCTTGTCGGTAACATACTCCTTATAGATTTTAAGGTTTTATATGCACCAATAAAATTTTTACTCTGCTGGAACGCGTCATTAACTAATTCGTCTAACATACCTTGTATATTATCCTCCATTAGATTACGTAAAGTATCAGTTAACCTATGTTTTAGGGAATCTCTAACGTCATTAATAAAAACTAATTTACCAAAAGAATTACTTAAATCTATTTTTTTGTGCATTTTATTTTCTAATAACTTTTTTAATTCATTATTATTACTAATAATATCCAAACTAAATCTATAAGAAAGTAATAATCTCTCTAATATTACAAGTAAATCACTATCTTTCCATTCATCAATAATACTATTTATGAAGTTTTCTAACCTATTTTCATTAAGTATTCCCCTATATTGGTTTTCTGTAATCTTAATTCTCATATTAATAATTTTCTTTAACCATATAATTGAAGTGTTCTTCTACTTTTCTGTGATCTGGGTAATAATACCCAGAATCAAAGGTGTATAACTTATCTATATAATATTCAAATAACCCATTTACCATATCTAAAAATGATGAATGTTCATCAATAGGATTTTCTAAAGATTCAGTAAAATATCTATCCATAAGTTTCACAGCACTATTTGTTGCATCAATACGTAATCCACCTTCGGTTAGCTCAATTTTAGCACCCATAAAATCCTCTATTTCACCCTTCAACTGCTCGAATAACTCATCCTCAGTAGCCAAATTATACGCGCTATTATAAGACCGCCTTAAATGGTGTTCAATCTCACCACCACTAAGGTTACTATCAGATATAAGAACATTTAAGTTATAACTATCAATATTACTTTTGATGTAACTAACATTAGAAGGTGTGAGGTTTAATACACCATCCTCAGTCATTATTTCTGACCATTCATCTCTATGACCCAATTCGTCAAGATAATCATTTTCACTAACAATAAGGTCAATAATATATAATAAAGTAGGTTCATCAAGATTGTCACATATTTCTCCTAAATCTACGTCCCATAAGTCAAATAAATCTAACCAATCCTCATCAAAAACCTGTTCCGCCAAAGGTGCATTGTCAAACCAATTAACTAAATCTAAATAACCATCAATGGTAAAGTATATTTTACCATCTTCTGTAAATTCTAAATCATCGAATTTCTTATAATCCATATAATCATCGTAATAACCACTAAGTTTTAAGAATTCTAACTCATCACCACTATTGATTTTATATAACCAATCATTTAAACCTCTATAATCAGTTGGGTCATCGTTTTCTGTAATAAAATAATAGAAAATATAAAATGAAGCATCAGAATAAGACAAAGCTAACTTTTCAGATATATTATCAATTAACCCTTCTACATCTGAATAATTTGTTAAAATGGGGTGTAATTGAATATACTTATCGATAAGTTTAAAAGATATAGTTTTTAATGGACTATCTTTTAGTTTCTTTAAATGAGATTTTGAATCTATTTGTTCTTTAAGTATTTTTCCTATGATTAATTTCATATAACTATAAATACACAATAAGGCGTAAAAAAACCTGATACATATATCAGGTTTTTAAATATTAATTTTATTTTATGAAAATAAATTACTAATGTCTATATCGTCTAAATCAATATCATCATCGTCACCATCATAACCCCCAGCATCACTGATTGCTTCATCAGATTCTTTTTCTCTAATATCTTTTTGGATGTCATTTGCTAAATCTGTTAACATTTGTTTTCCTTTTTGACTACCAGATAATAATTCCCTCATAAATGTATGAAATTCAGTTGCTGCCATTTGAGCTACTTCATAATAAAGAAAGTGTTTGATATCATAAGCATCACCTTCGATAGCGTCTATGAATTTCTCCCAAATAACTGGACCTAATCTCATATCCCATATTTCAGAATCTAAAGTATCCGCTTTATTAATAACGTAATTCGCCTCTCTTTTATCCTCTGGTAATCCATGTGCCGCTAATAACTCCATACTACCTTTGATTAACTCATTAAGTAAAACTGGTAAAATCCAAGCCTCAGCAACAATTTTAGGTTTGTCACCACTTAAATCTAAGTGTTCCCTTCCACCTTTCATATCACCTTCTCCACCGCCACCACCGCCAGACATATTAGGAATCATCCAGTAAGTTAAATCAGTCATTGACATTAGTTTACCATATATAGTAACTAATCTTGGTTCAATACTTGTAAGTTGTTCATCAATCATATGGAACATATAATGACCTTTCTTAGCCGCACCTTGCATAATAGCATTTAACATTCTTCTTTTTTGAACTTCACCATTAAGTCTCTCAATGTCTACTTCACTATCGAATTCCATTTCTTCTTCTTCTTCTGATTGTTGCATACCTTCATCAGAAATTTTACCGTCAACTAATTTAGCATCAAAATCGACTTGATCCTCAGGAATATCAAACTCCTCTCTGATTAAATCTACCGCTAACTTTTCTAACTCAGCTCTATGTGGTCTTTCTAAAGTTTGCGCTTCATTTAATAGTGTCATAACCTGCATTGCCATTCTAGGGTCAACAACCTCGACACCCCAATATCTCTTTACTTTAGTAACTAAATCTTTAAATCTCTTAGAAGCGTTATGTTCAGAAAAATGTCTACTATCCGTAGTCTTTGGAAGGGATTTATTTCCACCTAAATTATGGCTATCATCCCTTAACTTTTGTTCGATGTCTGGATGCATTCTTTCTGGGTGTGATGGATCATACTCAATAGCTTCAGTTAATTTTGAAATTTCACTACTTACTTCATAGGTTTCATTCAAAACCTTACTAATTATTTTACTAATGTTTATTTTTTTACTCATATCTATTTTTTTTATATACTATTTACTCTTATCCATATCAGAAACGCTTCTTTCGCTGCTTTCTCAAAATGTCTTTGTATCGTATTAACATCATGATTATCTAATTCATCAGACTTCCTTAAAGCTACCCTAATTAAAATATCTCTAATTTCTTGTTTATTATCTAACAGGTATTCAACAGTTCTTAATTGTTCTTTTAATAAATCTAATTCTGTTTCATATAGTGTATTGTCTTCTCCACTATCTATATCATACTCTAAACCCTCAATTTTATCTTCTAATGAAACTAAATCCATTTTTTTACCATATAAATATCTTTCTAAATCATCTTTTGTCCAATTAAGTATTGGGGAGGCACCAAACATATTCTCAACACCACTTTCTCTAATCATCTCTAGATACTTCATCACCTTTTGGATAGCTCCTTTTTCACCTTTGAAGTACCTCATATGATTACCTAATTCTTTATTTGTACCCCATGCTTCTGAAACCATTCCTCTTTTTGATGTTGTTTTAACTACTTTTTTTGTTTTAATGTATTCGAGTAAACCTTTCTTTGACATTCTAGCATTTTCTTTATCTTTTATCAAAGATACAATTTTATTTTCATCTATTGTTTCTTTATTAGATGGTTTTTTCTTTTCTGGTAGCTTTTTCCAATCTTTCTTAGACATATCATCTGAAAATTCCTCAGCCATTTTACACCATTTCTTTTGTTCTTTGGTTTTACCCTCACCACATTTAGCATAAAAATACCCTTGTTGCTTTTTTGAAGCAAACTTTTCAGTTAATTGTTCATCGTCTAACATTAAAGATCTTTTATCAGACATCCTTTATTGTTTACTTGTAATTGTTAACCCACCGTCTTTGGTAGGTGTGACTGTACCATTAGCCTCAATACCAATACCTTCTGATGATGCTTGATCCATTTCTGACTTAGTATATGTCGTACGTTTAATATTTTCTTCTTGTGACTCATCCATCGGACCTTCTGAAGAAGAATTAAATGGTATATGTCTCATATAAATTTCTGGATACATTTTAGACATTCTTCTTAAAATAGCGTCAGGATTTTTTCTCAAATACCTTATGATATTAGGTAACATATCTTCACCATATTTTCCGAATACATCTTTAACACCGCTTTCTCTTGGTGTTGGTTCGTATTTAGATCTCTCCCAAGACCCACTCATTTCAGGGTCAGTGACTTGCTCTTTTAATACCTTCTTAACAATCCTATTAAGATCACTTTCTGTTAATTTCACTATTTTTTTCATATATTGTTTATTAATTCTTTATCATAATTTAAAACCATATCTTTTTCATACAATTTGTCCTCTACATTTTTTACATCTTCCCCAAAAGAAAAATGTAATCTACTATCAGGGTATTCATCATATCCCTCCATATTCTCCCAAGCCATAGAAACCACACCATCAACTGCATCCCATACAGCGAATGTATCACTATCTTGGATTAAGTCTAACTTCATCTTACAAATTAATGAACCTGTCTTACCAACAAAATCTTCAGGTGCTTCAGGGTTACCTGATGATGGATAACTATCCCACCCTTCACCATCTATATCTTTCAAATTTGCATCAGAAAAGAGAAACTCATAAACAAAGTTTCCCTTCCAGTTCTGACCAATTTTATTGATAAATACTAGTTTCATTTTTTTTATTTATACCATCCCTTTCTTCTAAATGATCTTCTCTCTTTAGATGGAGATTCATCACTAGCTTTAGGTTTTGGTGCAGTTTTTGGTTTTGTCCAAGGTCCTTTTCTTTCTTTCTTACCCGGTGTCGTTGTTGGGTCACCAATGCCTGGACGTGTTCTTGGTTTAGTCATTGGGTCAGAAAAGAATTCAATATCTAAATCACCGAAATCATTATCTCTCATTTGATTATCTATTTGTCCATCACCATCAGCATCCATATCTACACTACTTGCTATCTCGTCACCATCCCTATCAAATGGTCCGTATTCACCAGTTTCACCATCTATAGTCATAAAATCATCTGAGATAGATCCACTTACAGAATCCATAACATCCATACCATAACCATCACCTTCCATCTCATCTAGAAATCCATCTCCATCGTCATCTTGATCAACTGATGAAGCGATACCATCACCATCTCTATCAAATGGTCCGTATTCACCAGTTTCACCATCTATAGTCATAAAATCATCTGCGATACTCATGTCATCAAACATATCAAACTCACTATCCATTTCATTTGATAGATGAAATCCTTCTCCACCACAATGAGGGCAACCCATACCTTCACATCTTGGACAATCAACATAAGTAGATGACATTTCCATATCTGAATCTTCACGCATCATATACTCATCTCTATCATATTTACCATAAGACTTAGGATTCGCCATATCTATATCGTGATGTTCACCTCTTAACATTTTAAAATCTTGTGAGTCAATTCTACCATTTCTATTTTTATCAATTCTGTGTTGTTTACCTTTTAATGAACCTCTTTTTTTAGACAACTTTTTAAGGTTAGCTCTTTTACCAGTATACTTAAAGTCATCCTCCCAACTTTCATTTAAATTGGTTTTAAGAAGTTTTTTAGTTAAACCCTCAACTAGATCACTTTTCTTAATTTTAAAGCTTTCCTCAGCAATTGATGGTTCTTCTAATGGTAATTCCTCTGTTGCCATTGGATCTTCCATATCCATATCATCAGTAGCTATATCATCAGCAGCCATATCATCTTCATCGTCTTCACCTTCTAACTTAGAAATAACATCTTCGATATCTTCATCACTGAATTGATCTAAATGTAGTGCTGAAATAACAGAGTTAATAACATACTTCTCTAAATCAGTATCCACATCATCCATTTCTCTAAACATCTGACCAATTTTGCCAGTCATTTTTTGTATTTTCTTTGTAGTGTCGTCATCATCTTCTCCTTCTTCACCCACTGGATCTTCGTCACCCATATCAGTCATTGGATCTTCAACCTCATCTTCAACCCCCATATCAACCTCGTCCTCAACAGGTAATTCCATTGATGGTTCTTCTGTTGGAGCTGGTGCATCTACTTTAAGTTTATATTCTTGCTCTTCAATTTCATCTTCTTCAACAATCTCTTCCTTTTCTACTTCTTCATCCTCAACAACAAACCCAAATCCAGTGCGATCATCAAAGGCAACACCATCAGATTCAAGAATATTAACATTATCCTCAATACCAAAACTCTCATTCAACATATCAAACTTTAAGTTTAATTGTTTTGTAACCTCAGCATATGAATTATAAGCTTCAGAGAATTTATTTTGTAAACCACCAATGTAGTCAAAGTCTTCCGCCATTAATTTACCAGTTTTCTTTTCAGTAGTTTTAATGAAGTATTTATGGTTCTCTCTTACGACACCATATATAACACCGTTTGGTGCTTTTTTAATCAAGTCTAATTCAGATAAGGAAGTACTCTCATTAAGAGTGTTCATCCTCCCCATAAGATCCTTTATCCTATTTGTTTTATCTTTTCCTTTTAAACTTTTTGGATTTATATTTTTTCCCATTTTATAATGTTTTTGTTTTTATTCTTTATGATTCTTGTATTGGTAAACCAGTTTTAATATCAGTAAATTGATAGGTTGTTCCACTTATTTTTCCTGTTCTTTCTAACCCAGTTGGTTTAGGATTCCCTAATAAAAGGAAATTAGCACTTAATGTTGTGTCATTATCTTTTACTATTATCGGAATAATTTGTCCTTGCGTGCACGCAATGGTTGTACCATTAACAACTATTGCAGCAGTCGCATTGCAATACACCGCACCATACATATTATTTGTAAAGTTGGTAGTAGTACTACTATGTATTACACTAAATGTTCCGTTCTGTATTGTATTCATTTGTTTTAGTTTCTTAATAAATATTATGTTTTCATTAAAAAAACTTACATAGATAAAGATTTATCGTATGATCTATTTTCTAATTCCGCTAATTTATCTAAAAGACCAATTCTTCTTAGGACTTTGAAGGCTATATTCTCGTATGAATATTCACCTTCTCTGTCTAACCCAGCTTGTCTCATCTTCTTTATTTTACCCCTAATTGTAGAAATTCTTCTGATTACTTTATCATATTCACCCTCATTATAAGTCATATAAACACTATCAAAACCATCAATTATTGAGGATGCTTTTTGCTTAACCTTTTTAGAATCAATTTTTCTTTCACCCTTTTGTGGTTTAACTAACCAGTCATCCCATAATATAGAATATACCCCAGTAGATATATGTTCTTCATTAACATCTTGAGCGTAAACCTCAACATCAAAATTCTTAATTTTTATATCATGTTTTTCATTCCATAAATTTTTCTTAGCCATTAGGTACTCACCAACTAAACCTTGATTTTCATCTACTGTTTTATAGTCTACCATAACATGTAAATCTACATCTGAAAATTTTGACCAATTATAATTAGCTAAACTACCTGTTAATGTAACATCTTCTATATCAATCCAAGGTAATTCTAATGTTTCAAAAAAGTCATCAGCGATCATAAGTAATCTTGATCGTATATCTGAATGCATTTTTTGATTCTCATCGAATATATTTGGGTTAAGTTCTTTTTTGATTTTGAATGACGATAGATCAATATCATCAGGATTTACCACCTCTAAAATTTCTTCCTCTGTAATATTATCTAAATCCATAAAATATATTTCTTAATAAATACTACAGATTGTGATAAACAAATCTATGTGTCTTAAAAATATTATGTTTATGTCTAAAGTAGACACCATCTTCATCAATATATATCGATTTAACCCCCCATTCATTTTTCCAGGGTACGATATACATTACCGCATCACCACAATTCCATTTTTTAATATCCATATTCCGACAACCATCAAACCTACTACTATCAGGGTATATATTAATGTGGATATAACCACCACTATAATCATTAAACTGAATTACCTCTATATATGTTTTAACACTATCACACTCATCTAAACAACTACCATAACAATGTAATGTATCAGAATAGATGACAGTTTCTTGCGAATAACTTGTGAAAGGTATTAGGAATAATAATATGTAAAATAATTTTATCATTTATATTTGTAATTTCATAATTAAATTGCTATTGGTACGTTTTTCCAATTTGGGTATGTTTCATAATCAATTATTTCAAAATCTTCATAAGTATAACTGAATATGTCTTTTGCCTTTTTTAATTTTAGGGTTGGTGTTGAATATTTGTTACTATCACGACCCAGTTGTTTCTTTACGTATTCCATATGGTTGTCGTAAATGTGTACGTTTGTTAAATCTCCAACTAATGTACCCGGTACCATATTAGTTTGTTGTGCAAACATATGAAGTAATAGTGCGTAACTTGCTATATTGAATGGAAGTCCTAAAAATGTATCTACTGAACGTTGATGCCATTTAAGGGATAATCTTCGTTTTGGTGTCTTACCCCAATCAATAGTAATGGGAGACCTTAATTTACCATCTAACCCATACGAGTCTTTAGTAAATACGAGATGTTCGTTTCGTTCCCCATCAGTCAATTCCTCTGTATATAATTCAAATGCCCAATGACAAGGGGGTAACGCCATTTTTCCTTCTTGCGTGGATTTTCGCCCAAACTTATTACTAAACTCTTTATCAATTTTTAACTTTTCTAAAAACTCTTCTTTTGTAAACGGTGTTCCGTCTTCGTGTGTGTAATTTTTATTCATATTTCTTGTTTATCTCGTTACGTAATTTTGTTATGTATTTATTATACAGATTTTTAAATTTATCAGTTTGTACTTTTAAAGAATCGGAATGCATTAATGGTATGTTACTTAATTCCGATTCATGTGATAACCAATCTTCTATTGTGGGATATACATATTCATTATTTTTTTTCTTTCTTCCTGCGTTAAAAGCACTATAAATATTTTCATTCCGTTTCGACATAATTCCATTCTTTAAAATTTTTATTTTTAACTCTACCTCTTACGGTGTTTTCTGATAACCCTAATTGTCTACTTGCCGCGGCAACACTTCGGTAAGTTACACCTTCAATTACACATTGTTTGTTATTAGGTGAATTTAAACTTATATTTTCCTTATGTTCGTTAGTTTTAGGTTTTGAGTTTATTTCACTTAACATTTGTTTTACTTCGTCTGTATGTGTTTTTCCCTTAAATGGGTTATTTTCTGTCATCCATTGTGAATGATTTTCGTTAGTTTTACCCTTCCAATACCCCTCTTTACCTTTATTAGATTCACTTATTTTTTTACTAATAATTTTTCGTTCTTCTTCTGATAAGTTTTTATGCCATTCTTTTCTAATTTCTGATTGTATCTGTTTAGTTTCAACACTCCGAGTACTCCCATAATTAGGGTTATGTTCACCTTCCCATTTACCACCATAAGATTCTCTCCAATTATCAATTTCTTCTTGGGTTTTACTTCTACCTCTTGTTGGGTTGTTTTCTAACATCCAATCAGAGTGATTCTTAGCAATTAAATCTCTTTTAGGGTGGTTTGATATGGTATCACCACCATCACCACCTAACGCTAAATTATAACCCTTTGGGTGAAGTGATTCTAACTCACTAATCCAGAAGATTTCTCGTTCTGACATTTGTTCATATGTATCACAATGTTCTAACACTTCTTTTTTAAAGTTTTCTTTTCCGTAACATTTAATAGCATCATTTAGTCGTTTACCACTACCTAAATAATTAGGGTTGTTATGTTTATCCTTACCGATATAAAATTTACCGTTTATTGTGTTTGTTGTTTTGTATATAATCATAATGGTATTACTCCCTTTAATAATAAATATACACAAAACAAATTTTCTAACCGATTTGTTTTAAATAATCTTCATAAAGTTTATCATCACTTCTATTATCGGGTTGTGGAATGTCCCCCACGTTCCAAGCTGATACCATAATTCTACGTGAATCGGGATTGTTCTTTAATGTGTCAATAGCGTTTTGGATTTGGTTGATTCCACCTTTATAGCTAACAGTTGGGTTATCACTTACCGTTGCAACTATATTTGGTGAAAATGTTTCTGGGTTATGACTCAATAGTGTTTCTGTAAAAGTAACCTTTCTACCCTCATCCGAATCATTATATTTATGTTGGTTAAAACTACTAATATCGGTGTAACACCAATGAGTACCTTCCCCAAAAGAATGTAGGTCAGACCACTTAACACACCAAACACCTTCTCTTTTATGTAACCAACCTATACGTGGTGTTTCTTTAATACTACCCCAATTAACCCACTGGTTTCCATAAACAGGACCTAAATCTCCATTTTCATCTGCCCATTCATCCCAAATAGTTACTCCGTTTTCGTTGAGGTATTTTGTGTTTGTAGAGCCTTTGAGGAACCAAAGTAGTTCATGGATAATGCTACGTAAATGGAGGCGTTTTGTAGTAATGAGTGGAAACCCTTGTTCCATATCAAACTTAATCTTGTAGTCAAAGATTGATGTTGTCCCTGTACCCGTCCTATCTGTTTTTTTCTTACCATTGTCTAGGATATAATGTAATAATTTGTGGTATTCAAATGTTGCGTTACCCATCTTTTTCTATTTTTATTTTGTTATATTTTTCTTTGACTCTTCCACTAATAGGGATGGGGTCCCCACCTTCATCTACCCTTATAAACTTTATATTTGTAGTTAAGACTGATAATTGTTTACCAGTGTATACATTGTGAGCTCTACACTCTAATAAAAGAGTTACTGAAGTATTGCCGAGCTTATATACTTTACCATATATTTTTAATAGTTGACCTTCCTTAGTTGCCTTTTTAAACAGACACTCATCAATTTTTATCGTAACCATTCTTGGTGTGTCACATATCTGAGCAGCGTATGCCGCACCAGCCGCATCTAACCAAGCTAATAATTTACCACCAAACAAATTACCATGAAACCCTAAATCGGATTTTTTTATTGGGTGTGTTGAGATTAATTCCATCAAATTTATTTTTTATTTTCTTTTAGTTTTTCGACTTGTTCTTTAATGATTGTAATATCTACTAGTTCATCGGCTTTATCGGACTTATATTTTCTTATATATTTGTGTATTGCCTTGCCTTGACTATCATCAGATTCAAATTTTCTATAATCCTCTAATGTTACATCATGATATAAGTATTGTTGTCCAGAACCAAATATAACTGCCAATTTTCTTTTACTGGTATCATACTTAGTTGCCATAACATTGGTTGAATCATAAATGTTTTCGATTGTACCATCCTGCTCAAATGTGTTTAATATCATACTATTCAATATATAATCGGTAAGAATCGATTTCTGTTAAGTTATAAATCTTACCTTTGATACTTTTTTCAGTATCTATTTCGTTATTACCTTCATCCTCAGTGATGATAACATAATCACCTGTTATTACCATAGCACAATCTTCGTGTGAAATTTTAGTTGTTCTGTGGAGATCTAAATCTCTTAAACTATCATTTTCGTCATAATTTTTTGTACCACCTAATTTTAATAATAACTCTACTTTTTTAAATTTTGGGGCTGAAGGTATCATATTTTTTATTTTTTATTTTTATTATGTTATAAGTATAGTTAAAAAAACCATATCAGTAAAGATAAGGGGTTATATTTACTATGGGTTATTGACGTGTTTTCCTTTAACTTTATAGTAATTAACATCAATACCCAATGGTTCAAGTTCTTTCTTTGGTATGTATGCTTTACCTGTTTCTAAAAAATAATCCATTCTTTTCCTACCGAATTCAATGTTGAAGTCTATCATATCTATACCGATAAACTTTCTATTATTTTTAAGTGAGGCAACACCTGTTGTTGACGAGCCAGCAAATGGGTCTAAAACAATATCACCTTCATCACTACCAATCCTTACAAACCAATCAGCCAACTCAACGTGAAATGGTGCTGGGTGTAATACACTTGGATTACTTTCCGCCGCAGTAATAACAACATTGTGTGGTAATGATCCTTTTTTATTTAACTTTAACTCACCGTATTCATATACACCATCACGTGAATTAATTGTTGGTACTGGTGTCTTAACTCTTTTTATTGTAGACTCTGAATGTGGTATTCTACAATTATCAGCCCTAAATTTTGGTTTATTTGAATTGGAGAAGTGATACACATATTCGTAACGATCAATTGCTCTATACTTACAATTCGTTGGCATCGATTGTTTCTTATACCATATATAAGGTTTAGCAACAAGTTTCCAACCTTGTAGCCTCATTTTATATTTTAATTCATCTAATACTGGATGAATTTCCCCTTTATCAATCTTTTCATTAATATTAAGGAAAAAACTACCATTTGGTTTTAATACTTTGAGGAATTGTTCTGTAAATTCTAATAACCAGTCAGCGTAATCGTCAACATGGATAGATCCTACCTTACCGTCATCATCACCATTATAATTTTTTCTAAACGCAAAATATGGTGGTGAGGTAAAAATCATATCAACTAATTCTTCCCTCTCTACCATTTCTGCGACAATTTTCTTAGTATCTCCTAAGTAAAGTTTATATTTGTCTTCCATATACGTATTATTTTAGTTATAATGTTAATGATATTTATTGATAAAACAAAGTTGGTTTTTAGAATAATAATAATTAGAATTGAGACATATGAAGAAAGTTTATCCAAAAGTTAAGAAAATAATCAACAAATCAATTAGTGAAGCGAAATCTCGCAATGATGATAGTGTGAGAATTGAACATATTATGATATCAATGATTAATGATGATGATAATGAAGCAATAAATTATTTAAAAGAATTAGATGTAGATTTAGACAATTTACATAAGATGATTGAATTACAGATACATAAAGGTGATGAAGCAACTAAGGTTAAACATCTACCATTACATGAAGAAACAGAGTTAATTCTTAAAAACGCAGAAACTGAATGTGATAATTTAAACGAAACCTATTTAAATACTCACCACATAGTACTATCATTATTAAATGAAAATAACATTATAAGTAAAATATTAATAAAAATGGGGATTAACCATAAAACTTACAGTGAGACTATTCAAAATAGTTTCGATGATATGGAGGATGATGACGATAAAGAAATACCAAGAAAACCTAAGAAAAAATCTAAACATGTTACAGCAACACCTATCTTAGATAATTTCTCTAGTGATATTACTAGAAAAGCAGAAGAAGGTAAAATTGATCCTGTGATTGGTAGGAAAAGTGAAATTCAAAGAGTTGCTCAGATTTTATCTAGAAAGAAAAAGAATAACCCAGTTCTTATTGGTAACCCTGGTGTTGGTAAGACAACTATAATTGAGGGGTTAGCTCTAATGATTAAACAAGGTGACGCACCTAGAACACTTTTAGATATGAGAATAGTGTCATTAGACTTATCATCAATGGTTGCTGGAACCAAATATAGGGGTCAGTTTGAGGAAAGAATAAAAGGTGTGATGGATGAATTGAGAGAGGTTGATGATGTTATATTATTCATCGATGAGTTACATACATTAGTGGGAGCAGGTAATGCATCTGGTTCTATGGATGCCGCAAACGTATTTAAACCAGCATTAGCTAGGGGTGAGTTACAAGTAATTGGTGCAACTACTTTGGATGAGTATAGACAACACATCGAAAAAGATGGTGCATTAGAAAGAAGATTTCAAAAAGTAGTTGTTGAACCACCTTCGTTGGATGAGACACTAGAGATTCTTGAAAAAGTTAAATATAGTTACGAAGAATATCATAAAGTAGAATATCTACCAGAAACCATTAGTGAATGTGTTAAATTAGCTGATAGGTATATTACCGATAGAGAATTCCCAGACAAAGCACTTGATATTATGGATGAGGTAGGTGCTAGATCACAAGTAAACATACAACCCCCAAAGGCTATAAAAGATTTAGAGCAAAAAATCTTATCTATCAAAAAAGAAAAGAATGATGTAGTTAGGTCTCAAAGATATGAGGAAGCTGCGAAACTAAGAGATAAGGAAAGAATTACGTTAGAAGATTTAAATGTCGCTAAAGAAGTGTGGCAGACACAATTAAACCATAAGAGAACTAAAATTACCTCAGAAGATGTAATGTCAGTTGTTGCCCATATGACAGGAATACCATTAAATAGACTATCTGAAAAAGAAGGTAATCGACTAATGAAAATGGAGAAAGATATGGGTAGTAAAGTAATCGGTCAAAAAGAGGCAGTTCTTAAAATCGCTAAATCTTTAAGACGAAATAGGGTAGGTATTAGGAATCCAAAAAAACCTATTGGTACGTTTATGTTTCTTGGACCAACGGGTGTAGGCAAAACTCATTTAGCTAATAACTTAGCAAACTATATGTTTGGTAGTGAGGATAGTTTAATCAGAATTGATATGTCTGAATATATGGAGAAATTTGCGGTTAGTAGGTTAATTGGTGCACCTCCTGGATATGTAGGTCACGAAGAGGGTGGTCAACTTACTGAAAAAGTGAGAAGAAAACCTTACTCAATAATTCTATTCGATGAGATCGAAAAAGCACATAAAGATGTTTACAATATCCTACTTCAACTATTAGATGATGGGCAATTAACTGATAGTATGGGTAGGAAAGTTAACTTTAAAAATTGTATGGTTATTATGACATCAAACATTGGTGTTAAGAAACTACAAGATTTTGGATCGGGTGTTGGTTTCGGCACTAAAACTAAATTAGATAGTCAAGATTCACTTAAAGATGAGGTTTTACAAAAAGAATTGAAGAATCATTTTCCACCAGAATTCCTAAATAGATTAGATGATGTTATTATCTTTAAATCATTAAGTAAAGGTGACATTGGTAAGATTGTTGAATTAGAGGTTGGGAAACTTAAATCTAGAGTTTTAGAGATTGGTTATGTGTTACAAATTAATAGAAATGCAAAAGACTTCTTAATAGAAAGTGGTTATGATGAAGAATATGGTGCTAGACCACTTAACAGAGCGATTCAAAAATATGTGGAGGATCCAGTTTCTGAAGAAATTCTTAAAGGGAATGTAGAAGAGGGTCAAACCATAAAAGTTAGTTATTCAAAAACTAAGGGTGATATAGTTATAAAAATAGATTAAGATGGGATATATTAACTTAAATAAATATGTTTCACGACATATATTGTTTGCGTATACTATCTTCCTAATTACTGGGTTGATATTCTTTTGTAAATTTACATATATCATAAAAGCGGAACCAGATATAGTTGTTTTAACAGATACGGTTTATGTTTACATAGATTCAAGTAAAACACATAAAATGTTCCTAACTGATATTGGAAGATTCGAAAGCAATAATGATTATCGTAAAGTTAATAGGTTTGGTTATTTAGGTAAGTATCAATTCGGTAGATCGACACTTAAAGAGGTGAAAATTGTATGTACACCACAAGAATTCATCAACCAACCAATGTTACAAGAACATGCTATGGAATTATACCTCCAATACAATAAAAAACAATTATCCGATTATATTGGTATGTATCAGTTTACTAAATTTAGGGGTGTGTATATAACTGAGTCAGGGATACTAGCAGCAGCTCATTTAGGGGGTGCTGGTTCAGTTAAAAAGTTTTTCAAAGGGGGTAAGGTGTTTAAGGATGGTAACGGAATTCCTATCACAACTTATATGAAAGAATTTTCTAGTTATAATTTAGAATTTAAGTAGATTGTTTAACCACCATATCGGGAACACCCCAATAGAATATTTATTTTTGAGAATATAATAAAACAAAAAAAAGCTATCAATAAGATAGCTTTTTTTATATATTTTTTTTATCTCCTTCTTGGAAGAGCTCTTTTCTTAGGTCTGTTAGCTTCAGCCATTACTCTTCTTCTAGTTTCTTTTCTTCTACCTTCTTTTAGAGTTTCTTTTTCAGACTTTACTGTTTTTACAATTCTTTCAATTAAATCTACCATTTGAGACTCATTAAGTCTCACTATTCTTTTTTTACCTTTTGACATGTCAATGTATATTTTGGAAAATATTATTATTTATTAATAAATATACGATAACTTCAAAAACGAATCAATGTAATCAGTTTTATTCTGAAACAACTTTATAAACTGATAGTAACATGTCCACAGTAAGTTTTTTAATTTCTGCGAAATAACGGATTGCCTCACCTATAGTTTCTATATTTACAATATTAATGGTTTCATTTGACTTATTAATTAGTTTGAATTTTTTCATATTTTTTATTTTATATATTCAAATATACAAAAAATATTTTAAGTATCAGCATAAATTCCAGAATTTGGATGAGTTCTCTCAAAGTTACTTACCATTGCAGCATAATCATCATAATTTTGTAAATTTTCTGGGTTAGAAATTGCAAACCTAGCTAGTGTTTCATTATCAAATAATTTCTTTAGGTTTTCTACATCAATACTTACTAATGGGTTGTTGAATATATTAACAACGAATAAAGTTTGTAATTTATCAGAATAACCATCAAATGTTGCTTTTGTGATTTGATTATCATGTAATGTAAGAATTGTCATATTAGGTGGTAATTCACTTCCTTTTGGTGATTCTTTAATATTACATTTAGTTGCAGATACTTGATCACAATCAGTAAACATTGATAGATCTGGTAATTTTTCTATATTGATACCATCAAAATTTAAATTATCAATGTCTAATGGGATATAATCAATAATCTCAATATTGTCTTCATTAGACATTAACCATTTTAAGTATTTGTTATTATTGATTGGTCCTCTATTTTCTTTTGCTAATTTTTTAATTGACACAACACCCTCTGCATATGCTTCCTCTGGTACAAAATCAGAAGTTTTACCACCGAATCTATTTAAGTAACTAATATATTTATTATCCATTAAACCAGTACCTGATCTAATAGAATCTGCAGCCAATGTACCTAACTCACCTTTTAAGAAATTACCTAACCCCGGATATTTTGATAGTAATGATACAACACCTTCGTCACCAATACCTCTATTACTTTTATCATGAATCTGATTAGACTCAAAATGGAATTGGTAAGGGAATTTATCGTGTTCTCCTGGATTCTCCATATCAAATAATTCTTTTGGCATAATTACATAGTAATCAGATAAAGAACCATCTGGTTTTGGGTTATTTTTTCTATAACTATCAAAGTAAGAGTTACCCTCTCTACGAGTACACCAAGATGCTAAGTTACCTAATGGACCACAACTTGCGTCAATATGGTTAGGTACGTAAACTAATACATCTGAGTCGTGATAAACCACATTTGCTTGACCTAAATCAATATAACCTTTCATTTTTTTATATAACTTACTTACACCATCATCTTCTTCATCATCTTCATCATCTTGTGACATACCAATAAATGGTGAGATAACACTATATAAATGAGCTAAATCATTATATTGTCTAATATCAGAAGGGTTATCTGGTGCGTTTGGTCTATTTTTTGCCGCTGCGAATTTATTTTTCTTACTTTTCCAAAAGTCAAATACCTTTAAGAATTCATTTGCTTCTGGTAAATCTTCTGTAACAAATCTAACTGCTTGATTAATATCACCATCTTTTATGTGTTTAGCGAATACAATTAACATCCACTCAACATATTGTTTATTGGCTGAAGGATCAGCGGCTACTATATTATTAAATATTTCTTCTGTTACTCTAATCTGTAACTTTCCTTTCTTTTCAATAATATAACCCACATCAACACCATCATGACCCTCAATAGGTGTGACTTTTACTTTCTTTCTTTCTAATTTCTTTCTTACTTTCGCTGCCTCTTCGTCAGACATATCAGCAGTGTTAGGTATTATGGGTTCATTAAGTATATCTGGATTAACTACGTTGTTATTTCTAAGGTAAGTGACCCTATCCTCTTTTAATAATACTTTTAATTGTGATTCTGTTACTAATACCTTCATAGTGTGTTTTATATAATTTTTGCTAAATTAAGCGTTTTTATTCTTTTATACAAATAAATATTACAAAATTAGTAAATGTGCTATATTTCCTCTACAAGCTTTTGAAGTTTGTAAGAAAAGTATTTAGGATATTCTGTTGTTTCCTTAATAACTTTCTTAGGATCCTCACCATCAGTAATACGATATTTGATCTCATCCACAGCATCTTCATCACCTAACCACCTTAATTCAGTTAAAATGGTGTTATATGTTCTCCACTTTTTCTTCTCATCATAAGCGGCTTTATAGGTTTTCTCAAAAACAAACGTTCTAAACTCGTTATCTAATAACGACTCCCTTAAAACTTTTTTAATTGTCTGTCTCACTGTTTCTATTTTTTATTTATAAATATCTTGTATTAACTCAAAAAGTGTTGCGATTCTTTTTCCCTTCTGTCCACATGTCCTGGGTATGATATATTCCAACCCTTTATTTTTTCACCTGCGGTAGAATAATCACCATCTTTTAGTTGTTGGATAAATGATGATTTTCTTACTGTGTCACAACCACTATTAAAAACTAACGATGTTAAAACATCAAACATATTCTGAGTTATTAAAACATCAATACCTTTTGATTCCCATTCTTTGAATATCCTTCTAACACAATTTGCAGAGTATGTTAAATCATTTGAAAGTATTTTTTCAGCCTCTTCTTTTGTGATAGTCATGTTTGGTGTAACTTTAGGTTCAACATCACCTGTGGTGTGCCCATAACCTATTGTCCATTTATCACCAGAAATTTTGTAAGAGGTTAATACAGGTTTACCTTTTTGTTTTGGGTTACCTTCTTCGTAACGAATAAAATCGAATAACCATTGACTACCTTTTAATTCATAACCCTTTTTAAGATTAGTCTTATTAAACTCCTCTCTTAATATTTTTCGTATAATATGTTTCATTTAATGTTCTGATTGGTATTGTTTTATTGTGTTTACTGCATTGTCGGGTAATTCTGCTAGGAAATAACCCACATCAATTTCGCCATAATAGTTATCAATAGAATCTACCATAGATTTTTCACCCGTATATTTTAAATGTATTGAAACTTTATCCATATGTTTGGGATTTCTATTTCTATGATTTCCCCTATCCGTTAATTCTACAATGTCAGGATTTTTAATGAGTTTATCATTTTTTTGTAATACCCTATATAAATTACCCTCTTCATCATAACCCTCGAAATGTTCAGGTTTTACTTTACTTGCGGTACACCATCTAGTTCCTTGACCATATTTACACGCACCCACATGTGTTAAAGGTACGATGATTACCATATCTTCATCTTCATAGATTTTTTCAAAATCCTTACCTTCTTTAGATTTTTTTAATTTTTTAGTAAATGATTTTTCTTTTGCTTTTTGTAATTCAATATAAAGTTCATTTTCACTTTTATACTGAAATATATCTGAAGTTGGCATTTGGTTTCTGTAAGAAGACCACTCTTTAAATTTTCTATCAATAAGTTCTACACCACATTCGTACTCGACTACTAATTTGTGAACACCCTCGTAATCTCCTTTAGAATACAACTCTTCTGTCTTTTTATATGTTTTACTATAAGGGTCTTCAAAATCATAACTATACCTACCAAGTTCCTCTATATAACCATCAATGTCCGTTATTTCATCACGTTGGTATTTGTTATTTAATTTAACTTTCTTACACCATTTTTGATATGCACCCCTTAACCTTTCTTCTTGAGATTCCCTTAATATTTTTCGTATAATATGTTTCATTTACTAATATTTATTAATAAATATACGTTTGGTCATTGCCAAGTCAATTATTATGCTTATCTTTGTTATACAAAGACATAAAACTATGAAAAACTTACTTATAATATTAACAATTTTAATCTCTTCAGTTGGGTATTCTCAATCAAGTGATGCTCTAACATCATCTACACCATCAAATGTAAATGTGGATAGTGTTATCTATTACTTCATTGAATTGGTGAATGAGGAAAAATTCAGAATTGGACCTGTGTTTGATGGGGTTATTGAAGAAGTGTATGAGAAGAAATTTTACCAAAAGAATGGTAAATGGGTAAATGATACGGCTCGTATGAGTTATGCTACACCACAAAAACTTGTGATTGATAGTGGATTAACATTAGGTGCTGAACACCAAGCTGAATATTTAAGACTTTATAATAATAAACACGAAGGTGAATTATACATCAGTCATTACCAAAAAGACACTATCGAAGGATTTAAAAATCTTTATACTTGGATAGATAGATCAGAATACTTCAAAACTGAATCATTTACTGAAATCTTAACGGCTGGTACAATTGTAAATCAACACCCCAACATTAATAAAGAAATTGCAGAAAGTGCTTATTCATCATACCATAATTCGAAAGGTCACAGAAAAAAAATGTTGGGTGTTAAATATAGTAAAACAGGTGTTTCAATAAAGCTAATAACTAAAGGGTATTATATGAAGTATATTTTTGTTTGTACCCTTTCTTAAAACTTTTTTAATTGCCATTGTGTATAGGTGTACGAACCCTTGTTTGTTGTTTCATCCTCAAAAGTAGGTTTAGTTTGGATACCGTTATAAATGATTTTAACATACTTTTGAGATGGGTCAGCTTTATCAGTTGCCTGATCACACCTACCATCATTTAGTAGTTTACTACAAGGTTGAACTCTGAATTCTACCTTCCCATCCTTTAATTGTGGTAGGTTTTTACCGAATTGTTTTTGTAGCCTTTGATATAACATCTCCCCCCTATCTTTTGCCAATACCTGATTATTTTGGTAGTTTGATGTAGCCCCCTTCTTATTGTCACCAATATACTTTGATGATAGATTACTCGCACTTGATTGAATTGTAATACTATCTATCTTAATGTCAGTGTCAGATAATTTACTTTGTAAATCTTGAGCGATTTGGTTATATAGTTCATCTCTCAATCTTGTTTCATCATCAGCGAATGGTTGGTCTTGATTTCCAAATGTAATTTGAGGTACTGGTGTTTTTTCTGGTTTACCTACTTTAATACCCACCTTTTGGAGTTTAGCATCAGATGTTGGTAAGTAAAATAATACACCATCAGATGCTGTTGATAGATTCAGTTTATAAGCAAAGTTTTTATATACCCCCTCAACACCCTTAGTTGTTTTTGGTTGGAATGACATAGATACTGGTGGTTTCTTACTAATAAAAGCATTTCTATTATACTCGTTCAGTTTATTAACGAAATCCCCATAATTATTAAATCCTTTTTGTAACCCTATAGCACCACCATTAACTAAGTATATTTGATTAGATTCATTTAAATAAAGTCCACCTGTACCTTTTTTATCACCTCTTTTAATTGAACTATTCCAATCTGCAGTATTGATGACATATCCATTTGGTTGATTAGGGTTATTGTTAAATTCTTTTGTTGCCAATCCATGTTTTTGTAAGTCATTACCATATGATTGTACGATACTATCTAAAACATATTTCTTTTCATTGTCAGATTTTGAATCCCAAAATTTCTTCCCCGTTCCAGCACCTTTTTGGAAACAATTTAAAATCTTTCCGAAGTTTTCAATCGTTAATTGAGTTCCTTTAAATATTAAGGAAGCACAATCTCCACCTTGTGCAGGTTGTTCCTGTTCATTCAATAAATCAACGTTTTTAATGATATAGTCTAGTTGACTTTCTGTAATGTATATCTTTTTTCCCATGTTCTGTCTATTTTTATTATAAATATCACTTAATTAATAAAAAAATACAGAATAACCCAATTAAATTGTTTTAAGGGTATATGTACAGATATGGGGAGAAAGACACCGAAAAGAGGTAAAAAGGGGTTAAAACCACCTAAAAAGGACTCCAGGAGGGTTAAATTACTCTATCAGATACGTATGATCTGTAAAAAACACCCTAAAATCAAGAAAAAGATCAAATTTGTTAAGGATTTAGACAAAAAACTCTATTATGCGAAGGTTTGGGAGGTTACAGAGAGTCAACCACTACATATATTGGAGAATAATGATAAAAGAGGATGGAAATCGTTTCATTTAGATCATATTTACCCGATCAGCGCATCTTACAAAGATGGATTATCCCCAAAAAAGGTTGGAAACATCAAAAATCTTCAATTTATACCACATAAAGAGAATATTGCTAAGGGATCCAAGATAACTACGGAGTCAAAGAATGCTTTAAGAAGAATTAGAAGGTTAAAATAGGAATTATTTTAAAAAATCTTGTTTCTGTTAATTATATAGTGACTACCACCTAATCCGATAGGTAATTTAATCCAAATATTGTTTGATGGTGAATCTTTGTCTTTATCATTAAAGAAAAAGTCTTTAATATCAGATGGATTTATGAATTCTTTATACCATTCACATAACGTAATCTTATCCCAACCTAATGAATGTATCGGATAATACCAATATGACATAAAATAGTCTCTTTCAGTCTCCAAATTTTCTACATCATCGAATTCCATACCATTTTCTTCTTGCCATTCAACATCTTGCATCTTTTCTACCACTTCAGATTCAATATCAGACCACATATTGTCTTTTAAGTCCTCATTCCAGTAATTACTCTTACCTGATAATAAATCATCCCACACTTTTTCGAAAAATATATCAGAACAATCAAAGAATTGGGCATCAATGTATTCAGACATCTCCCAATCATCAACAACATCTACCCTTTCATTCGATTCTTCACCATAATTAAGGATATATTCTGTCATTAATTTTGTGAGGTATGCTATATCAGTACCCATAAGTAATGGGTTTGGTATTGTTGGATTAAGTGTTGTTTGAATCATATGACCGAAACCTTCATAGGTTGGAAATCCATTCTTTAAATTCAGAATAAATTCATTATAATCATCAGGATAACCGTGAAAGGTAGCATCTCCTTCTCTTCTCCTTTGGTTGTAATTTTTTATAAACTGATGTCTATTCTTTAAGATAACCTCAACAAACTTTTGCTTGGATTTATCAGTGGGTTTAAGAGATTTAGTCTCACTACCCCAAGACATATACTTTTTACCACTTTCTTCCTTTAAAATACGTTTGATTATTTTATTAAACATTAACAGTGATTATTGCTGACATTTCGTGTTTATTATGTACTGTTGGGTCGTCTATATCCCATTGACCATCCCTATAACCTTCTTCATTTAAACCTAATGTAGATTTTACCTCAACACCTATGATTTCATATATCTGACCCATCACCCTATCGATGATATCACCAGGCATTTCTTTACACCTAGAAAGGTGAAACCATGCTTCGAAAAGATGCCACCCATCATTATTAGATAGGTTTCTCTTTATCGTTAATTGTCTTTTAGCGTTACCTTCGGTATCGACAAAATCTGTATGTAAGGTAAGTATCATTACCTATAAATATATACTATCCGAATAAAGATCTAGTCTCTTCTATAACTTGCTGGATTTGTTGTTCATATTCAGCAACTTTAGTTTTTTGTTCTACATTTAAATCCATTCCAGCAGCATCTGACTTGATATCCGCAATTCTTTCTGTTAATCTATCGTGCATTCTTAAATACTGGTTGTACTTTTCAGCTTTTTGATCGTTGTCCATTCTTTTTAATTTTTAATTCTTCTATAATTTTATATAATTTATTTACCTC